ACATTCACGATACGTTAAATCAATTTGCAAGTGGAAGTTTGCGTGATGCACCAGAAGGAATGCCTTCAATCCCGCCCGAATTGCAAAATGCCGCTTCTGCTGCTCAAAAAGAAATAGCAGGCGCATTAGCGCGTAAAGTTTATGAATCGGGCGCTTCTAAAATTGGCACTTGGAATCAAAACTCTGTTAATTCCACGCTTAATTCAACAATTGGTCAAAAAATACTTCAAACATTTCCACAAGATGAAGTTGCAAAATTTCACACATTGAATCGTGGTGGTTATTTGATGCCTGGCGTACATTCGTATGAGGGTGCGGCGTTACAACAAAAACGTGTTGGCAATTTGGCGGGAACCCTTGCAGAAAAAGGACTTACCGCTGGTGGCGCAGGTTTGGGCGGTGCATTCTTTGGGCCTCCTGGCGCTGCCGCGGGTGCTGGAATTGGTCAACAAGTAGGTGGTAAAGTTGCTGGTGCATTGGAACAACGCGCGTTATCTAAGAGGGCTACTAAAGCTGTTGAAGAAATGCAAAAAGCAGCAGCACTTAATAAAACATTATTAAAGGACATTGGAAAATGAGCGTCAATCTTTCTCCCATCGGTAACGGCTTTCAGTTTTTTACCACCACCGGAATCCCGCTTGCTGGCGGGTATATCTACACTTACCTTGCTGGAAGCACTACGCCTACCGCAACTTATACAACGTCAGCGGGTACAACGGCTAACACTAACCCTATCCAGCTAGGCACGGATGGGCGTCCTCCGCAAGAGATTTGGCTTACATACGGCACAAATTACAAGTTCGTTCTTGCCGACTCTACTAATGCTGTCATTCAGACTTACGACAACCTCTACGGCATCATTGGCACTACGCCTAGCGTATCGGCTGTACCGTCTGGCGGCATCATTATGTGGTCAGGCAGCATTGGTTCTATTCCATCGGGTTACGTTCTTTGCGATGGTCAAAATGGCACACCAAACCTGAAAGATTCTTTTGTTGTTGGTTCTGGTAACACTTATGCTGTGGGAAATACAGGAGGCTTTACGGCGGCATCTACAAGCAATGTAGGAACGTACTTGCCTACTTATTATTCTTTGGCCTACATTCAGAAGACATAATCATGGAAATGCAAAACCTCATCAATCTTGGCGTTGCCATTGGCATGGCGGTAATTGGTTGGTTTGCGCGTGAATTGTGGGCGGCTGTCAAAGATTTGAAGTCTGACTTGTCTAAACTTCGTGAGGATTTGCCAAAAGAATACGTTGCTAAAGACGATTATCGCCAAGACATTCGTGAACTTAAAGAAATCATGAACAAAGTTTTTGACCGCCTAGAAAACAAGGTTGATAAATGATTGACCCAATTACCGCCTTTGCTACTGCTCAAGCCGCTATCAAAGGGGTACAAGCCGCCATTAAGATGGGCAAGGACATTCACGCCATGAGTGGCGACTTAATGAAGTTCTTTGAGGCTAAAGACGTTGTTGCCAAAGCAGCAGCAGCACCAAAAAAAGGTTTTGCAAAGTCTGACACCGCACAGGCTTTTGAAGCAGTCCTTCATGCCAAACAACTTCAAGACGCTGAAAATGAATTAAAGCAACATTTAATTTGGTCTGGACAGGCTGACGTATGGCAAGCGATTGTTATGGAGCGCAACAACATTGTTCAGAAGCGTAAATCAGAGGAAATAGCTATGGAAAAAGCTAAAGCCAAAAAGCGCAAAGAAGTTCAAGAGGCTTTGTCTATGGTGTTTTACATCGTAGCCGCTATTGCTTTGGTTGCACTTGTAGCGTGGGGCACTACAGAATACGTTGATTTTATGAGGAAATGATATGGACTGGTTAAAAGCAATTGCACCCACCTTGGCTACTGCGATTGCAGGGCCTTTTGGAACGATGGCGTATGGTATTGCTGCTAACGCTCTCGGTATTTCTGCCGATGATGCACAGAAGACCATTGAATCTGGCAAGTTGACTAGCGAACAAATTGCGTCTATTCAACAAGCAGAGATTGCCATCAAGGCTCGCGCTCAAGAGTTGGGTCTAGACTTTGCCAAACTAGCCGTGGATGACCGCAAATCAGCCCGTGATATGCAGTCAACAACTCGGTCTATTGTTCCTCCTGTGCTGGCTTTACTGGTTACCTTAGGGTTCTTTGGAATCCTGATTGGGTTGATGACCAAAACCTTTGCCACTTCTGATGCTTTAATGCTTATGCTTGGTTCCCTTGGAACAGCATGGACAGGCATCATTGCTTTCTACTTTGGTTCTAGCGCATCTAGCCAGAACAAAGACGCTCTTCTCCACCAATCTAGCCCAACACAATGAAGCAAAACTTTGAAGCCGCATTAGCCCATATTCTTCAATCAGAGGGTGGTTTTGTTAACAATCCTAAAGACCCAGGAGGCATGACCAACTTAGGTTGCACCAAAGCAGTTTGGGAAGAATTTGTAGGTCATCCCGTATCAGAAGCCGATATGAGGGCATTGACACCCAAAGACGTTGCACCTTTGTACAAGCGCAAGTATTGGGACAAAATTTCTGGCGACCAACTGCCTTCTGGCCTTGATTACGCTGTCTTTGATGCCGCCATCAATAGTGGGCCAGGTCGTGCAGCAAAATGGCTGCAAGAAGTTGTAGGCGTTGAAGCTGATGGTGTTATCGGATACAAAACAATCGTTGCATTGCAAGAAACGCCACTTGCAAGAATCATTGCTCAATACAACGACAAGAGACTTCAGTTCTTAGAAAGCCTTCCCACCTTCCCTATTTTTGGTAAGGGTTGGTCAAATCGTGTGTCTTCTGTACAAACAATATCATCTTCCATGTTGACGTAACAGTTTTGTGGTACGTTCAAAAAGTTTCAACAACGGGGTAATGCAATGAATACGACTGATGCTGAATTTATTGAACTTTGGACAACCCATAAGTCACCTTCAAAGATGGCTAAAGCAATGGGAACAAACCTTCGTAACGTCTATCGGCGCAGAGACACATTAGCAGAGAAGTACAACATGAACTTGGAAACTCACAAAGAAGTTAAAACTTGGGCACCACCTCCGCCAAAATCAGAACTTGGAATTGAAAATGGAACAGTTATTGTTTTTTCTGACGCTCATTTCTGGCCTGGGATACGGACTACTGCTTTTCAAGGCTTACTGTGGGCGATTGAAAAGCTACAACCGAAAGCAGTTATTTGCAATGGCGACGCTTTTGATGGTGCATCTGTATCTCGCCATCCACCTTTGGGATGGAGTCGTACACCCAGCCTGATTGAAGAACTCAATACCTGTAAAGAGATGTTGGGGGAGGTGTCTGAAGCAACCAAAAAGGCTCGGCACAACGCAAAGCTGATCTACACAATGGGCAACCATGATGCGCGGTTTGAGATGCGTCTTGCTGCCAATGCCCCACAATATTTCCAGACTCCGGGATTTAAGCTGTCAGACCACTTGATGGATTGGTCATTTTGTATGCTTACTTGGGTAACAAATGACATTATTGTCAAGCACCGCTACAAAGGCGGCATCCATGCAGCCCACAACAACACCGTTGGCGCTGGTAAAAGCATCGTAACGGGTCATTTGCACAGTCTAAAAGTCACACCCTTCGCAGACTACAACGGCAACCGCTTTGGCGTGGATACAGGAACTCTTGCAGAGCCTTATGGCCCTCAGTTTGAGTACGGTGAAGGCAATCCATTGAACCATCGCTCCGGCTTTGCCGTACTGACAATCAAGGATGGCAAGCTGCTTTGGCCTGAACTTGTCCACAAATGGGACGATGGACAGATTGAGTTCCGTGGTGAAGTGATTGATGTAAGTGGTCTTTAAAGAACAAAAAAGCCAGCATATGTGAACATAGCTGGCCTTTTGTCCCCGTAAGGGCAGAAGAAGGATGTTGCTAAGAACATCCCCGTGTTGGGTAGGATTATACCCAAATTAGGCTTCTTCAGCCTCTTCTTCAACTTGCTCTTCTTCTACGAGCAACCACTCGCCGACTTCTTCGTCCAGCCAGTACCAAGCATCATGCTCGGCATCGTACCAGCAGAAGCACTCAGCGTCTTCGTCGTAGACGTACTCTTCGTCTTCAGCAAAGTAATAATCAATATCTTCTGGGATTTCAAATATTTCTTCTTCTTCAAATTCTTCATCTTCATCAACAATATCTATGTTGCCAAGCATCTGCGCAACTTCTGCAAGATGGAAAATAGATTCGGTAGAAAACTCAAAATAACCGGCTTCAGCCAAATCAACAGAAACAGTAAATAGCATAATGTTCTCCAAAGTTTAACCACAGCAACGCGCTGTAATGCCATCTTACATACTTTTTACGACTACTTTGTAACCATCTTTGTGTTCCAAAATAGTACCTTTGCGTAACTCTGACATGGCAAACTTTAGATCATTTTTAAGGTGTTCTATTGCTTCCTCTTGTTCAATCATACGAATATGCGCTTCCATAGCAAAGTCTGCTAGGTTCTTATTGCTCCATGCAGCAAAGTTAGGTAGTTTTTTCATGTTGATTGGGTTTTGGACAATTTTCTGGAACTTCTACAACGCACCAAACAGAACTAATATATTTCTTTGTGCCACGATATTGCCAACGGTCAATATAAGCGTCTGGCATTGATTTAAGGACTGCCAAAATCCTTCCCTCTGGTGCTTTTATGATCTCATTGATTTGGGCGCAAGTTAAGCCGTCTGGATGCGCT